GAGTTGAAAAACGTTGATTCTAACGACATTATTCATCTTCGTTGGCTATCAATGAACGGCGGGTTGATGGGGCAAAGTCCGCTATTGGCTTTGCGCAATGAGTTGGACTTGCAAGCAAACTCACGTCGCTTGAGTTTGGCTTCACTGAAACAGGCAGTTAACCCTTCTTCAATCTTGAAGGCTAAGGGTGCCAAGTTAGGTGAAGAAGAACGAGCGGCAGTGCGAACGGCATTCGAAGATGCGCAGTCAGGTGACAATGCTGGGCGTTTGTTGGTACTGGACGATTTGTTCGACTACCAACAATTGGAAGTTAAAACAGACATTGCGAAGTTATTGGCTTCAACTGACTTTACCCGAACCCAAATTGCAAAGGCGTTCTTGTTGCCAGTCAATATGTTGGGCGGTGAGAGTGAACACTCAAATGCCGACCAGGTACGTGCTGACTATAACCAAACTTTCGCCCGATACCTAGCACCAGTTGTTGAAGAATTGGAGCAAAAGTTGGGTGTGAATATTGTTCCAGACGTTCGCCGGGCGACTGACTTGGACGGTAGTCAGATTGAACAACGTGTTGGCTTCTTGGTAGATAAAGCCATTTTGTCGCCAGAGATGGCACAACAAGCTTTGTTGAAGAGTCAATCGGACTTAATCACGGATGACATTGTTGCTAAGTCTGAGCTTGAAGAGACGCTGAAGGAAGGAGAGACAACCGATGAACAATCAGGAAATACGCAGCATTAGCGTTGAAGTACGAGCTGATGATCAGGAAGGCAGTCGCAAGGTTTTTGGTTATCCGATTGTGTTTGGCAAGCCGTCAAATGATATTGGGTTTATCGAATATATCGACAAGGGTGCGTTGAAAGGCGTTGATTTAAGCGACGTCTATTTAGTTTATGCTCATGACCCCAACCAACCACTAGCGCGTGTTGATGCTGGGACATTGAAGTTAAAGGTAGATGATGAAGGACTTTACTTCGAGTCTACTTTGCCGAATACGACGCTTGCTAATGACGTGCTTGAAAATATCCGCGTGGGGAACATCAAGGGTATGAGCTTCATGTTTACTGCCGCAGAAGATAAGTGGGAGCTAAGCAATGAGCCAGGTAAGCCTGATATTCGTCACGTCACAAAAATTGATGAAGTATTTGAGATTACGATTACACCATTACCTGCTTATGACGACACTTCTATTGCGATTGCAAGTCGTGACGCACAACGGGCAAATGGATATTCACTTCGTCAGCGATTACAGGACACTGTGACACTGGCGCTAATTCAACAAAGGAACGGTGGTTTTAATGGCAACACTAGATGAGAGTGTTCAAGCTAAGAACACGGCCTTGCAAGAAGCGATTGATGCAGCTCAAAAGCTCATTGATGACCCGAACGCAACGGCAGATGATGCACAAGCTGCAATGGACGCAGTCAAGCAAATTGAAAATGAAATTAAGGACTTGCAAACATTGCAAGATGCACAACCAGAAGGAACTAAGGAACCCGCACAGGAAGAGAGCGATGAAAGCTCAACACCTGGTGCGGGTTCTGTCGTATCTGAACAAAACACGGAAGATGATGCGCCGTCTGATGACAATTCAGAAAAAGACAACACAGATGAAAACGAAGCACCGGCCAACGGTGCCACTGATGATGAAAAGAAAGACGAGGAACGATCAATGCCAATTGAAGTAACTAAGACTTCACAAGACAAGCAAGCTGAGCAACGTTCAGCATTTAACGCATTCATGCGCTCAAAGGGTGAGAAGCGTGACGGTTTGACGTCAACTGACGCCGGTTCACTTATCCCAGAAGAAATCATTTACGACCCAACTTTGAAGTTGGAAACGGTTGTTGATTTGGCTTCTTTGGTTCAAAAGACAAAGGTTTCAACTGCGTCTGGTAAGTACCCAATCTTGAAGCGTGCTTCAACTACCATTCCATCAGTTGCCGAATTGGAAGACAACCCTGATTTGGCTAAGCCACAATTCTTGCAAGTTGCATGGGAAATTGTTACCCACCGTGGTGCTTTGCCAATCTCACAAGAATCTTTGGACGATGCACAAGTTGATTTGGGTCAATTGGTCGCTGAACATATTCAAACTATCAAGACGAACACGACGAACGCTGCAATTGCCACGAAGTTGGCTTCATTTACAGCTAAGTCAGTTCCTGCTAAGGCCATTGTTGATGGGTTGAAGGATATCGTTAACGTTTCATTGGACCCTGCTTACAACAAGACGTTTGTTATGACGCAATCAATGTACAACGAGTTGGACAAGACGAAGGACAACGAAGGCCGTTACTTGTTGCAAGACCAAATTTCTTCACCAGCCGGTAAGTCATTGTTTGGGTTGCCGGTTAACGTGATTGCTGACAACCAATTCGTATCAACTGACACCGTTGGTACTAAGAAGCTGTGGGTTGGTGATTTGCGCCGAGCAATTTTGTTTGCTGACCGTTTGGACGTCGCTATCGAATGGGTAGACAACGATGTATATGGACGCATTCCACGCGTTGTTATTCGATTTGACGTTGAAGCTGCCGATACCGACGCTGGTTACATGGTATCAATCGCTGCAGAAGCATAAGAAAGGACTGATGTAACATGGACAAGTTTATTGTAAAGTCTGATTTTATCGACAAGCACACGAAGATTTCATATGTTGCTGGTGATGAATATCCAAAGTTTCCGACTGACGAGCGTATCGCTGAGTTGAAGGCGGGTGATTTCATTGGAGTGGTCGGTGAAAAGCCTGCCGAAGATGAAACCGTTGACGATGGTCACGCAGACGTTAACGAGACTTCGGAAGAAACCGTTGAAAAGCCCACTGAAAAGAACACGGTAGTCGATATTAAGGCTTACTTGGATGCAAACAAGATTGAATATGCCGATGACGCTAAGAAGGCAGATTTGCTTGCGTTGATTTAATGGTGGCGCTTATGGAACGAGATGAATTATTCGAGACCATCATGGTTGCGTTGCGCTCAACCACAACTGACGAGGGTTTGCAAAACGAAGTGAACGATCTTATCTTAGCAGCGCGTGCCGACCTCAATATTGATGGTTTGGTGTCGGACGAGTTCGCTAGTTCTAAGGCGGTCATTATTCGGCAAGCTATCACGCTTTATGTTAAGGCGCATTGGGGCTATGACAATCCTGATTCAGAGAAGTTTCTAGACCGATACGAGAAGTTGAAAACTAGTTTGTCGTTTCATTCTCAATATGGGGGTGGAACTGATGAAGTATGACCAAGTTTTAACGCTGTTGAGCGCATCGTATACGCAAGATGAGTTATTGCAACCAGTTGAAACTTTTACGGCGCGCAAGGTATATGCTAATGCCTTCACTGTTGGTCGTGATGAATTTAGTTTGGCAGGGCAAGCTGGTCTAAGAGCCGACTTGGCATTTCAAATAAACTCAATTGACTATTCAGGAGAAGAAACTGTGGAGTTCAACGGACAAAGGTATAAGATTTACCGAACAGCCGTGTCTGGTGATCGTACTACTTTGTATTTGCAAAAGGACTTGACTGATGGCAAGCATTGATGATTTAGGCGCTGAAATTGCGCGTGCATTGGCACAATATACAGATGAAGTCGAGGACAAATTGGGAGACGCGCAAAAGGAAGTCGCTAAAGAAGCGGCGACCAAGTTGCGGTCGGCTGGTGGGTTCAAAGACCAAACTGGAAAGTATCGTAAAGGCTGGAAATCGAAGAAGAACGGTAAGGGTTACGTTGTCTTCAACGCAACTGACGGTCAACTAACTCACTTGCTGGAGAAGGGTCACGCCAAGCGTAATGGTGGACGTACAAAAGCGTTTCCACACATTGCTGACGTTGATGAGTGGGTAGCAAGCGAGTATGAAGACCGTGTTCGTTCTGCATTGGGGGATTAGATGCAATTCAATGAGTTTGGAGCAGCACTTAAAACTGCACTAGGCATTCCGGTTGCCTATTATCAATTTCCGGAAGGTGACGCACCAGGTACACCGTTCGCTGTGTATTACGCAGAAGACAACGAGGATGCGTTTGCAGATGATGAAAACTATCAAGAAGTCATTAACGTGACTATTGAGATATACACAGACAAGAAGGACTTACAGCTTGAACGAGCGGTTAAGTCCTTTTTGTGTTCACAAGAAATCGTTTATGCAAAGTCTGACCAACCGATCGAGTCAGAAGACATGCACGAGACGATTTTCTTAATTCAATTGATTGGAGAAGATTTAGATGACAACATCGAATGATACCAACAAGGTGAAGTACGGTTTGCGCAATGTGCATTTGTTTGAAATTACAGACAGTGGCACTAAATTGACGTACGGAACACCTGTTCCTTGGCGTGGAGCAACTGAATTGACATTGGATCCAAACGGAGACGCTTTGGAAGTCTATGCTGACGATATTCTTTACGACAAGGAAGAAAACAACCAAGGGTACACGGGAAAGCTAACGATGCTTTACTTGCAACCCGAAATTGAAGC